TGTTTCTATATACTTATGTTTTGGCATTGTAGTTATTAATTAGGCATTGAATTACATCTCTTAAGCATCCTTGACATCCATTTACTTGAGCCACGTAACCTGTTAGCTCTGAATAAACTTCTTGTATCTGTAACTTTTCATTTGGCGAATAATCTAGATCCCCTTTAAGTACTTTTACTTTTATTGCGTTCCAGCTTTCTTTAGCGTTTTTCGATAGTTTCATAAATTTTTCCGAATACAAATACAAACAAAGGTGCGAAAGATAATTGTAAAAAACAAATGCTTACTAAAATACTAATCCAAAAAGAAAAGCAAGGTAAACAATCAAGTACCTTAATAGGCTTTGATATACGAATGCCTAGCCACTTCCTTAAGTAGTAGCCAATGTTTAGCTCATCCCTTAGCATGTAAGTGACAAACAAAGACGTAATAATTATATTTATCATAAGTGGAGAATAACGGAGTCGAACCGTTGACCTACTGCGTGCAAGGCAGTCGCTCTAGCCAGCTGAGCTAATCCCCCATAGCACAAATGTACTATAAATTTTTAAGAGCCACAAGCCTCGCACTCGTCCTGGTCCTGTTGCGGATTATTAACTATTTCGGGATTCATTTGTTTTTTGATCTCATAGATTTCGTTATGAATATCCATGTCATCGTATAGGTTACCCGTTAACCTTTTCTTTAATTCATCAATTTTTTCTTGCATGATTATATAAATAATAAATGATTAGCCCAAAACCATTTGTTAATTGTTTTACCACACGAGTAATAGCATTCAACAAATACAAACCTATTGCAGTCTGAATAAAACAAGGGCGTTCTTTTAGCCCCTGTTCTTGATGTGTATGTTTTATTTAATTCCATATTGTAATTCGTTTTCTTTTTTACAAAATTCGTTTGCTAACATTAAAAGAATTGCCATTTTATTTTTGTTCCATTCTTCTGAAGTAATGCCTAGTTTTTTTGCAACTTTTACAGCTTGTTTTCTAAATTGTAAACATTCTACTAAATCACTTCTTCTTTTTAATTCTGTTTGGATCATTTCACTAGCTTTCATAATTTCTATTTGTTAAAGGTTATATACAAATATACACATTTATTATTAATATACAACTATTTTAATAAAAATAAATTATGCCGTCTATTCCGAGCTGTCAGCGTTCTAAAAGAAGTTGGTGCGCCTATACTTGTTTTAATTTAAAAAGGTTCTGCTGTTTCAGCTTTTTTAATATAACGCGCTTTCATATTTGTATAATGGGTATCGGTTGCAACAACGTAATTTGTGGAAAAATTAAACGATACCTCTACAATTGCATTTACCTTGTTATACTCTAAAAACTTATCTACTTTCTCGTCCCCGTAGATTGAAAACTTAACACTTTGAGGATACTGATCTACTTGTTCTTTAACAATAAACTCAATTGTTTTTTCTTTGGTTGTTTTAGTTACGTCAAGAATATCTGTTATAATCCCCGTAAATTTCATTTCATTTTTCATTGTTCTTTTTGTTTTAAAATTAATACTTCATTTGCTAACTCAAAGGCTTTCTCTACAAGCTTTTGTTTCTTATAACTCTTCCTATTGTACTTCAAATGTGAAGCAATAACCTCAAAGTTAATGTCTTTAAAATCAATTATGTTTTTCATGTTGCTCAATGTATTTGCGGACATTAGTCCAGATTGTTAAATACTTCCTGAAGCCCTTCTCCATTACCTTTGCTGTCTCAATAGCCGCTTCCCTTGTTGGGAACTGGCTCAACAAAGTTTCTGCTTTCTCTTTTGTCTCTTTATTCATTTGTTTTTTAAATTTAAATTGTTAATATACTCATTGTAATATTCATGTGCCATGTGTACCTTTTCAATCATTTCTTCTTCTAACTTTTCGTTACGTTCGATTCTAAAAGTAGTCACTAAGCTTTCAATTGGTGCATTAATTGTTTTATGGATTTGCACGTTATCGTAGCCAATTAAATGATCCGGAGTGTCTACCATGCAATAAGCAAGCTCCGCACTATTGACATCATAAAGGTACATATAGCCCCTTAGTTGATACTCATAGTCTTTTAGAGTTATATCTTCGCTTGTTGCAGGAAACGTTTCGAAAGACCATGAACATTTAATGTCGATGATTAACTCAGGTGTGTAAATGTCGCACTCCCCTGTAATGATTGCAGTAGACTTCCTTTCTTTATTCTTTTCGTGTGAAGTGAAAAACACTTTGTTATAAAGTGATATGCCTGCGTCTTCGCACTCTATACCTTTCTTTACGTACTTATTGTTTAGCTCGCTTTCGTAGCCGTAGAAGTCTTGTTTAGCTATTGTTTTAATGTAGCTCTTTGCAGTTTCGCTTAAAGATCCCTTCACTTTTGAAGCGGTGCAAATTTTTGGTAATGATGAACATCTAATTAACATAATGATTGAATTAAAAATGTAAGTACTGCGGAAAATAGAAAGCTTAACCATCCGAAGATAAATAAGCCTTCGTTCCAATTTCTGATTATTCGTGTTGACCCTGTAGGCAACTTTGGATTAATTGATATTAAAAATATTAATAAAATAATCCAATAAGCTGTTAAAATAATTAAGTAAAGACTCATAGTTCAATAAGTAATAAAGCTCCCTCTTGAGCTGTGTTCAACTTAAATTTAGCTTTCAATTCTTCAATCGTGTATTGTTTGTTTCGGATTTTTTCAACTGCCTTTTCAAAACGATCATTGGTTAATGATTCACGTTCATCTTTTGCAATTGAATCAATATCCGCTTCAGACTCGTCAATTAAGAATAAACCATTGATAGCATACTTTCTAGCGTAGCTGGATGCCGTTCCCGTACATTGTTCACTACTCATACCTTTATGTTCGCTTAGTTCAGCATAGCCATAAGACTCGATATTAAATTCGCCATCGTCAAAGTGTGCTGTTGCTTTTAAAAAAAACTTTGAACCTAGCATAACAATTTCATCCGATAAATTAAGTAAGCAATTATACTTGTTTAAGAATGGCTTTAATGCTTCAAGCTGTTGTTCGCTTGTTCTGTACTTGTATTTTCCAAAAGAATTGAACGATCCTTTAGGACATTTTAATTCTGCTTGTATTAAGATTAAATTTTTCATAGTGATTTTAGGTTTATTTCGTAAATAGTTAAGTCGTATAATTGTACTGAAGCTTTGAAATAATATATCCCTTCTGTTGATGGGAGTAGATTATACTCTTTGTTTTTTTTAGCTTCAATCTTTAAAGCGTGTAAATGTACAAGCTCTTTTATTTCATCGTGAACAAAGCCACTTTTTTTAATTAGTGCTTTCATTTCTGTTTGAAATTCTTTCATGATAATGATTTTTTAAGGTTTTCTAACTCATTGGTTTTTTCAGCCAACAAAACTTCTTTTCTATACGTCATAATTGTTGGGTATAAAATAGCATGAAGTTTTTCTGAATTTTTATCTGTTAATTTTAGATCCATAAAGCTCTGCTTTAAAGTATTGTTTTTTAACGAATGTGGTAAATCCAAATTACCAATCCAAAATGTAAAATCAAAATGATCGTCAATTAAGATTTCTATTTGATATTGATCAATTTTTACAATTACAAACTCATTCGATAATAGCTTGTTTTTAAAATAATCCTGCACTCTTTCAATTTGTTCTTTCATGTTTTCTAGTTTTTAATTATATACAAATATAACTATTTATTATCAATAGCCAACTATTTCTTTAAAATAATTTAAATTATTAACTAAATAATATTTGAAACCTTGTGATTCTAGTTGTTTCTGTTGGTATTTCTGAAGCTCCGACTGCTTTCCGATTTCACTTTTAAACTCAACAAAAATAGTTTTGCCGTCCTTAAAAAGAACTGAATCAGGGAAACCACTAATATTGCATTTAATTATTTTTAGAACATACCACCCTTTAGATTTTGCATACTTTAAACATGAAGCTTGGAGCTTTGATTCTAGCATACATCTTTTAATTTATTTTGATATGCTACTGCGGCTGCTAATTCGCATTTAAAATATCCTAAATGGTTTTTCTTACCGTCTATTCTAATAGCTGACATCCATTTATTGATGTTTTTATTCCAACAAACACCTATATATTTTGATGTTTTATTTTTTTTATCCTTAGATGTGTTATTCCTTTGAGTAATCAATTGCAAGTTTTCAAGCCTATTATCTTGTCTTATCCCATTTTTATGGTCTACAACTAACTTATAATCTTTAGTTTTGTGATTTAAAAAAGATTCAGCAACCATTTGATGAAGTGTTCTTTGTTTAGAATAGTCATCTTTTCTTAATATAACAAATAAATACCCCTTACCATTATCACATGGTTTTAAAACTCTCTCTTTTATTTTCTTTTTAACCCCATTTTTTTGACTTACTAATCTATTTAGGCTTTTTACTCTTCCTAAATTGCTTATTTGATACATTTCCTCGTACCCAATAACATCTTTCCATACTTCCATAAAATAAAAAACCTCAAGTATCAGTGGTGGACGTCACTTCAACTCAAGGAGTTTATAAATTTCTTATTTGTAGCGTCCACTCTACAGGTACAAATATACTAAATATATTTCTTAAATTGTGCTTCTGTAAAGTTTTTTTTCTGCTTTACTACACTATGAATCCGCTCTGTTAAACTTCCTTTTCCATAAACAAAATAAACGTTATTTTCTTTTCTTGAAATAGTTGATAATCTGTCGATGGATTGTAAGTAGTTTGTTCCACTAAAGCCGAAATTATACATAATTAAACAATCAGCCTTTGATAAATTAACCCCTAATGCGCTGCTGTACTGCTGACCAATAAAGTCTTTATCGGTTGTATTGAACTCGTTTAAATCGTTCGTATGATTAGTAAAAACTTGTTTCAATAATTCAAGCTCCTCTACATAATAATAAAGAATAGCTATCTTTTTACCTTTGAATTTATCACGAATGAAAATCGCTTTTGAATAGTCTAAACTTTGAGAATTACCACTTTCAAATTTAATAGTTCCGCTTTCTAATTGGTGTAACTTCTGCATCATCTTAGATCCCGTATCAGCTAGTATAGCCTCCTCTTTACCAATAATAATTTTATCTTTTTTAAGCTTAGATATTAACTTTTGACATAGCTCTGGAATGTAGATCACGTGTTCATTTACCTTACTTTCAAAGCCGCTTTCTTTTTGCGTGTATTTCAAAATATATGGCTCAATCACTAAATCAATTAAATCTTTTTTTGCATCGGTATAGTCATTTACAACACCATGCCCTAAGTGTTTTGGCTTTACATTTACGAAGGTCTTTGACCATTTATAGAAGTTACCATATTGAGTGAAAGGGGTGTAAGAACTTACCCAAAATTGATGGAACATTTGAGAATAACTTTCGGCTGCTGGCGTGCCACTTAAAAAAATCATAGGCAAAAAAGAAAAACGTAACTTAAAGTCTTTTGTTCTTTTGCTTGGTTTTGGGAATGCACCCATTGAATGTGCTTCGTCTTGTATCACTAAATCAAAATCATTGTCTGTTATCTTTTGTAATGATTCATTATTTATTACCGTTAAATCAAATGTAAATCCAAAATCTTTATAATCACTTTCAATTGAACTAATCGCTTTTTTCTTTGTTAGAAATAGCACTTTCTTTGCTCCATACAATTTACAAGTCTCTAAAGCTGTTGCAGTTTTTCCAACACGCACACTGAACTGAAGATAAACTATTTTCTTTTCTTTTAATATATTAACCGCTTTTTTAGATAGGTCAATTTGATAATC